GAACGCCGTAACCGGTGTCGTTTATTGCTGCGGCAAGATTTGTTATTGTGGTAGACGCATTCGCCGTGCTCCCTAAAAACTCTCTGTCTGTGGCTACCGCGGTTGAACCGGCCGTCAATCCGGTAAATGTCAAACCGTTGATGTCTATTGTCGAACCGGTCTCACCTGCTGAAATGCTCGGTGTTACTGTGGCTTCGGTAAGATTGCTGGTTGCGTAAACAACTGTCGATGTGGCCGTAATGCTTGCGGCGTCAGTTCCTGCTTCATCTGTCGCCTGATAGACAAGACCTGTTGAGGTCATTGTCAGCCCGGTAGGCACAACGTCCCACACGAACGATGCGTTGGTAAACATGGCAAGATTGAAGTATATCGAGGTTGTACCCGCAGAACTTACCGTCTGCGGGTATATTGCCTGTTGAATTTTGTTCATTTCGCTTATCATGACTATTTCTCCCTTCTTTTTGTGTTGGCAATAATGCCAATCATCGTTACATTGCTTTTCTGGCACTATTGCCATAAAGCGTTTCGATAACTTGCTTAAAAAACTGAATCCAAATTTGTCTGTCCTTTGTTGTTTTACCGTGGCAAGACGGGCACAGTGTAATAAGATTTAAAACATCGCAGTTTGATTTGTCATAGTCGACATGATGAACCGGAAACTTCTTTTTGCCATCCTCGTGTTTTATATAACATACCATACACCTTCCATCATCCCTGTTTCTTATATATTCCTTTAAAGCTTCCGTAAACGATGCTGTATATGGTTCAAATGACTTTCCGTTTCTCCATGAAGGATTTGACGAGCCACTCATTAAGGTAGAAAAACATTCTTTGCTGCAAACGAATCTTTTCGTTGCATTTCGCATGTATTGCGCTAACGGTTTTTCGGTTGCTCTCCCGCATATGATGCATTTTACAGACAGCCTTTTAATCTGACTTTTGCTTTTGCATTCATATGAACAAAAGGATTTGTCACCTATTTGGTTTTTTTCAACTACAATTTTCTTCCCGCAATACTTGCATTTAGATTCAATACTCGTTACTCTACTTTTTGAGAAGCATTCTCTGCCGCAATATTTTCCCTCGCCTCTTTGCGCCTGTGATTTCTGTATATAAAACGCGGTGCCACAAAGAGAACACGTTTTTTGTATCTGCCCACCTTTCCAACCTGATGTTTTTTCTCCCCTTATGTTTTCACTTTGCCACTTAAATGAGCATTCCTTGCTGCAAAAGTGCCTTGTTTTATGCGCGCGGGAGGGCTTAATCCAAATTTTTGTACCGCATTGGGTACATTTATCTGGATAGCCACCCTTCCAATTTGGATTTTTTGAACCATCATATCCAACACGCATTTTTAAGGCTCCTTTATACTAACTATGCTCTTGCCTCTAGCGTTACAAACGGAGATAAGGTATTCGCACCTTTAAAGGGCTGGAGCGGCTTTTTCCATATCGGTTGTCCATCTACTCTGTAGATAAATCTGAACACGGATTCGTCGTACAGAAAACGAACGTGGATACTGGAAGCGGCATTGATTCCGCCCTTATCAATTATCATGTACTGGCTGAGGTCAACAAGGCTGATATCTCCAAGATCTCCGAGAGCCGATGCTTGCTCTATCGGAATTACCGGTCTGCCGAATATGGTTGAGTACGGCTGTCCAACTATTCCCGTGGGAGGCATGTAAACCGTCACACCAGAGCTAGTGCCGGTTGCCAGCACCAACGAGTTAAGCTGAGTCTCGTCTTCCTGATTGATCAACCAGATTGAGTTCGACCTCGATCTTGCCCACATCCGCGTCCACATTGCCTGAATATTCGCTAGAGTGATTGTGTCGGCGGTCTGTGAAGATGTCTTCGGTACGGTTATCAGCGCGGGGCTCAAGGTATATCCGAGAGGCTGGCCTGCACCGGTACCACGGAAGATTGCATCGTCAACCTTAAAACCGAACTCTTCCGCGAAGGCCTGATTGATCACAGACTCCAACGCGGAGGTATCTGCCAAAAGTTCCCCGGTTGCGTAGCAAAGGCCGATCAGCTTCTTGAGGTTCAACTCAAGTAGACCGAACTTTGGTTTTGATGCTGCGGGAGTATCGGCTTCGCCTTCCCAATACGCCTGTACTCCACCCCACCTGGAACCGTTTGCCCTGCTGTTTTCGTCAACGGTATTCATCTTTATGCCGTTCGAATTTGCAGAAATCGGAATCTTACGGCAACGGCTGGCAAGTATGCTGGTTTCGTAGGTTCTCTTCAGGAGTTCTGCGACAAAATCCTTACCCACAAGGAATCCGCCGTCTTCCATGATGCCCTCGTTTGCTCCGGATGCGGCATTGGTTATCAGCCTATTGTCAACAACTCTTTCTGGGCCCGCTGCTTTTCTTACTGCAAAGAGAAATTCCCCGAATGAATTCCATACAGGCTTATGCTCATTCGCGTCAGCGTAAAGGATGTCCTGCGCGGGTGATTTTGCGTCTAATGCTCTTTTCTCGATTGCGTCCTGTGCCTTGATAGTGGCCTCAAGGTTCTTTATCTCTGTTTCCAGAGCGTCAAACTGTGTCTGCTCGTCGGCGGTCATTGCTCTGCCTGCATCTATTGCAACTTTCACAAGCGCCGTTTGGGCAGCAATTTTTTCCTTAAACTTTACTTTCATATCATTGCGCTCCTTTCATGGTTTTTAGCTATTATCTGGTATAGGTCAACCGGCACTTGCCGGGTATCCTCAGAAGGTTTTTTCTTGTCCTCTTCAGGTTCGTCCTTTATTTGGCCCAAGACATCTCCAAGAAGATCATTTGCCTGCTGTATTTTTTGTTCGTTCGCCGCTGATAACACCCGCCCTTTGTCATCAATTTTCGGGCGGGTTTTAAACTTACTCAAGTCGGTTTCAATGCCGTTTGTGAAAAGCTTGTCCCCGTCTATGGATGCCGCAATTTGTTTTGATTCCTCAATTTCATCGGCAAACCCATATTCAAGCGCTTCCTTCGCCGTCATCCAAGTTTCGGCATCAAGCATTGCGATAATCTCATCATGTGTTAATGCTGTTTTTTCTTCATAGATAGCAAGCATGGATTCGCGAATCTTGTCCATGTCATCAGCCATTTTTCTAAAATCGTTCGCGTTTCCGATGACGATTGTTATAGGATTGTGAATCATTATCATTGCGTTGCTCGGCATTTTTACTTTTCCCGCGCCTACAAAGAATGAGGCTGCGGAAGCCGCAATCCCATCTACGTATACCGTCTTCTCTGCCTTATGCCTTTTAAGCATGGACACCATCGCCATAGCCGCAAATACAGATCCGCCACCGGAATTTATGTAAATATTTAACGTGTCGATATCGCCCAGGTCATCCATTTGCTTTTTAAACTCTTTGGGCGTGACGTCTTCATCGGCCCATTTTTCGTCCATGATGTATCCGTAAATCATGAGTTCGCCTATCTTTGCGGTCTTGTTTTGGAATTTCCAGTATCTTTTATCTGCCAACTTATTCAGCTCCTTTCGGTAATCATTTTAAATATCTCTTCTGCCAACGCTTGATTTTTAGCGGTCTGCTGGTCTTGCGTTGGTTGTTTTCCGGCTTCATACATGTTCGCAGGCGTGAGGTAGATGTCTCCTGCAAGCCCTATACCATCCATATTTTCAAGCCTGCGAATATCATTTACAGATAGCCAGCCCCACTGGCGGCCTGCAGCATAAGCGGTCGCCCTGCTTGCTGCATCGCCCCTGAGAAGAGCATCAAATTTAAACTCTGTAAAATACCCTGCTTTCCGCTGTTCTTTGTTCAACAATTGCAGATTTGCATTTTCTTCTATTCGTTTCGCCCATGGGAGCATCGTGTAGATTATAAACTCAAGCCCCTGATGCTCAATGTTATTATTTGTCGCCCTAAGAAGATGCTGGACGAGGTGAAGCGGAACGCGATATACGCGGCAGATTTCTTCTATTGAAAAATACTTTGATTGCAGAAGTTCAGCATCAACCGGATTAATAGTAAGCTCTTTAATGGTTACTCCATCCTCAAGTAGCCAAGGTTTATTTACATTTCGTACTCCGGTTTGCTTTTCATCTATTATTTTTTTTAATCTGTTATATGCGGTTTCACTCATGGCCTTCGGATGCAGAACTGCCATGTTTGTATTGGCGCCGTTTTTATAAAAATTGATACTGAAAGATTCATACTTCAAGCCAAGGTCTATAGTTCTCGATGCGTATTGGATGGGGGTCAACCCCTGAATTCCATTTATGCTCAGTCCCGGAACGTGGAATATATAATCACGGGTCATTATCTTGGGTTCAGTAGTTCCGTTTTTGACTTTATATGTAAGCCTTTTTGTATCTTCCGGGCGGGTGATTTCCACCTTGCTATACTCGATAGGGTAAAGAGCCAATAATTCAGGCACAGATGACTTGCTAAATACTTTTTGCGCAAACCCATTACCTCCCAGGCAAAGATTCATCATGAGAGATTCCTTAAAATTAAAAGGAGTCATCTCGTAATTTGGCTCATCGTGTAAAATGTCATAAAGCCCGATGTCATTGCCTAGTTTCTTCTCGTCCTTTTCTTTTCTATAGACAAACAATGGAAGGCAAGCTAGAGTTTCGCTTAATACGCGGCAACATGCAAATACGGCGGAATATTTTAAAGCCGTTTCCTGATCCAGTGGCCCCGTCGAGGCGTCAACGTCCTCACCTTCCATGAAGGCCCTCGTCAAATCGTTTAAATTGTTTGTGAATGCAAATTTCAATCTCTCAATAAAATTCAACTCGGTACCTCCTTTACAGCACTCTCGGCTCCCTGGTATCAAACACACTGCTTGTATCTTCCGCATTTAACGCCCTGTTCATGGCGTTTACAAGAGCAACAAACCCGTCTATTCTCTTTGTTCGATCCTTACTTTTAACCGGTCTTACATTGTCGTTTTCATCCTGCTTAACTTCCAAGTTGTCAAACATCCAGTTTAATACCGGATTGTTACCGTGATTCACATGTCCGCTGGTCAGTAATGCCTGTATCTCTTTCATGGCCGGGCTCATATCTTTATACCCTTGTCTTACCGGTTCCGGATGGATCCCGGCATCTTCCAAAACAATGGATGTCTGTGTCGCGTTCCATGGGTCAAACCCTATTTCCTGAATGTCATAATCATCCTTTTGCCTGATGATATCTTTTTCGATAAACTTGTAGTCGATGACATTTCCTGGCGTTGTTTTTATAAATCCGTTCTTTTCCCATTTGTCATAAGGTACACCATCTTTTTCAACCCGTTCCCACATGTTGTCTTCCGGAATCCAGAACGTTGGGAGTATATCCCATGTTGGGTTTTCATCGTCCGGAGGAAACAACAATACAAATGCCGTTATGTCTAGCTTGCTTGATAGGTCTAATCCCCCGTAACATTTTCTGCCCCTGAGCCTGTCTGGAACAATCAATCCTGCGTTTTTGTTCCATACGTCAAGCGGCAACCACCGGGAGGTTTTAACTTTTACCCAGATGTTCAGTCGCAATTGTTGAAAATTGGTTTCATCCGAGTCGTTTCCTTTTGCGCTGTCGTAACTCTCCTTTACGGCATCCTTTCGAATTGTTATTCCGTCTGAAGGATTGACCATGCTCCATATTTTTTTATCCATCCAGGCTTTTTTCGGGTTTTCGCCTTTCCATTTTTCATAGCCCCAGCCCGTCCATATCCTTTGATTGTCCGGGTCATATCCAAATATCACAGGGTAAAATGTCTTGTCTACTCTTTTACCGAGCAGTATATCTTCTGCCTTTTGGTGGACTTCCCACCCGATAGATGTTCTTTCCGGGTCCCTGCCCGCTGTCGTTATTATGAAATATAGCGGTTGTCGCCTTGCATCACCCGATCCGAACGTCATAACGTCGTAAAGATTTCGGTTCGGTTGGGCGTGTAATTCATCAAATAAACATGCAGAAACATTCAGCCCATGTTTCGTATAACTTTCTGCCGATAACACCTGATAAAAACTGTTTCTCGGTTTGTAAACCAATCGCTTGCGGGATAACACCGGGGTTATGAGAGTTCGCAATTTGTTGTTTTGATCCACCATTTCTACTGCTACATCAAATGCTAAACTTGCCTGACCCTTATCCGCTGCGCACCCATAGACTTCTGCCGCCCATTCGTCGTCTGCACATAATTGTTTCAAGCCCAAGGCGCTCATCAATTCCGTTTTACCATTCTTTTTAGGCAATTCGATGTATACTGTTCTGTATTTCCTCGTTCCATCGGTTTTCAAGGTTCCGTAAATATCAGTTATTATTCTTTCTTCCCATGGCAATAGTTCAAATGGACGTCCGTGCCAAGGGTCTTTTACATGTTTTAAACCTGTCACAAAGTTTATTGCTCTTTGGGCTTCCGCCTTTCCTGCTTTTGTCAAACTATCACCTGCTTAATGTCTGGCTAAATTTGTCGGCCTTTTCAGGTGATTTCGGTGCTATAAGTCCCGCTCTATCAGAAGGAGTCATTCCTAATTTGCTTAAGGCATCGCGCATTTCCTTTTGATATCTCAAGGACATCGATACCTGCGGAAGCTGCT